GTCCTGCACCCGGGGACGTACAAGGATACCCAGATCAAGCACATCGGCGAGGACGGTGTGGCGAAGGTCGGTAGCCGGGTGAACCCGGGCGACCCGCTCCTCCTCGCCACGAAGCCCTACGATCTGAAGGAGCGCGTCGGCCTCGGCGCCATCCGAAAGAGCATGTCGGGTTCCCATACGGACAAGTCCCTCAAGTGGGAGGGCGAGGTCGCGGGGGAGGTCGTCGGCGTGCACAAGTCGGGCGACAAGATTCAGGTGCACGTGCGGACGATTGAGCCCATGCAGGTGGGCGACAAGATCGCGGGCCGGTACGGCAACAAGGGCATCATCACGTCCATCCTCCCGGACACCGAGATGCCCCACGACAAGCAGGGCAAGCACGTCGAGGTGGCGCTCAACCCGTCTGGCGTCCCCGGGCGTATGAACGTCGGGCAGCTACTCGAGACGGCCGCTAGTAAGATCGCGCTGAAGACAGGCAAGCCCTACGTCGTGAAGAACTTCCAGCATGGCGTGGACATGCTGGGCCACGTCCAGAGCGAGCTCAAGAAGCACGGCCTTTCGGACACAGAAGCTCTCTACGACCCGACCACGAAGCAGCACCTCGGCGAAACGATGGTGGGGCATCAGCACATCTTCAAGCTGGTGCACCAGGTAGACAAGAAGCTGTCGGTGCGCTCGGGCATGTCCCTTCCGGGGACTGCTCCGGAGACGTACGACCTGAACCTTCAGCCGGCTTCTGGCAGCGGGACGGGCGGACAGAGCATGGGGTCACTCGGCATGTACGCCCTCCTCGCCCACGGCGCGAAGGCAAACATCCGCGAGATGCAGACGTACAAGTCGGAAGGTCCGGACCCGCAGACCAACCCGGGGAAGAAGTGGCAGAGCGACCACAACCAGATCTGGGCTGCTATTCAGACAGGCGCGCCGCTGCCGACGCCGAAGTCCTCGTTCGCCTTCGCGAAGTTCCAGGACTACCTGAAGGGCACGGGCGTCAACATCGAGAAGAAGGGGCACGAGTTCGTGCTCTCTCCGCTCACGGACAAGCAGATTCTTGAGCTCGCTCGGCACCCGTTACCGAAGGCGGCCGAGCGTCTGAAGGCGAAGGTCGACGCGTCGGGCGAGTACACCCCGCAGCCGGGCGGCCTGTTCGACGAGAAGCTGACGGGTGGCTTGGGCGGTCGTCAGTGGTCGCGCATCCCGCTGGCGGAGCCGATCCCGAACCCGGTGTTCGAGGAGCCGATCAAACGCCTCTTGGGCCTGAAGGCATCGGAGTTCGACAGCATCGTGCAGGGCCACGTGGGCGTCGCAAAGGACGGCCGTCTCGGCACACCTGGCGTTGGTCACGTAACGGGAGGGGCCGGTATCAAGCGCCTCTTGGACCAGATCGACGTCAAGAAGGACCTGGCGAAAGCGAAGGATGAGTTGGCTACCACGAAGGGGCCGCTCGTCGACAAGGTTCTCAAGAAGGTCAAGTACTTGACGGCGCTCGACAAGCTCGGGACCACGGCGTCGGAGGCGTACATCCTGCACAACCTGCCGGTCGTACCCCCGGTCATGCGCCCGGTCAGCCCGATGCCTGACGGGAACCTCAAGTACGCGGACCTCAACCACCTGTACTCGCAGTTCGCCCTCGTGAACGACAAGCTCGGGGACCCCACCTTGCGCCAGCACCTCACGGACGCGGGGAAGGTACAGCTCCGCAACGACCTCTACTCGGGGGTCAAGGCGCTCATGGGCATGGGCGTTCCTTACGCGGACGCGGACCACAAGGGGATTCTCCACACCATCTCCGGGGCGCAGCCCAAGTCGGGCTTCTTCCAGAGCACGCTCATGAACCGCCGGCAGGACCTCACGATGCGATCGACGATCGTACCGGAGCCTGCGCTCGGCCTCGACGAGGTGGGTCTCCCCAAGGACGCCGCGCTGGACCTGTACCGTCCGTTCGTCGTCAAGAAGCTGGTCGACATGGGCGTTGCGCGCACCGCGCTGGATGCCCCGTCGCACCTGCAGAAGAAGGGACCTGCGGTGTGGAAGGCCCTGCAGCACGTCATGGACGAACGCCCGGTCATCATGAAGCGCGACCCCGCGCTCCACAAGTACTCGGTGCAAGGCTTTAAGCCCAAGATGGTCGCCGGGAACGCCATCCAGATTCACCCGTTGGTCTGTGGTGGGTTCAACGCGGATTTCGACGGTGACACGATGGCCCTCTTCGTACCCATCCACAAGGATGCGGTTGAGGAGGCCCACAAGATGATGCCGACCAAGAACCTCTTCTCGGAGGCGACGGGGAAGGTCATGTACCAGCCCACGCTGGAGTCGGCGCTCGGCCTCTTCAAGCTCACGCAACGGGGGAAGGACACGTCACACAAGTTCGACTCGCCGTTCCACGCCATCGACGCCGTGCGTCAGGGCAAGGTGGCGATGACGGATGTCGTCCACGTCGAGGGACAGAAGACCACCCCCGGCCGTGTCTTGCTCGCCGCCGCTCTACCGGAGCCGATGCGTAAGCCGATGCTGACGGACCTGGACGCGCCCCTCCACAAGAAGGGGCTCGACACGCTGCTCACGACCCTGGCCAAGAACCACACCGACCACTTCGGCAACGCGGTCAACGACCTGAAGGATCTCGGCAACGGGGCGTCCTACGGGGCGGTTGCCCTCCCGCGCCCTGCTTCGGAGGGGCACTCGTTTATTTTCGGGTCGAAGCAGGCTCCGGGGGCCTATTTGGACCCCAAAAGCCGCGTTTACCTCCCTGTTGGGGGTACTCATACCCTTTCTCTGAGCGACTTCGAGACGGACAAGGCGTCGCGCGACAAGGCGCTGGCCCCTGCCCACAAGAAGGTCCAGGAGATCTACGCCGGGCGGGGGACGCTGGCCCAGAAGGATCAGGCGGCCGTGCGTGTGTACGACCAGGCCAGCAAAGAGATGCGGGAGCTCCACGAGGGGAAGGCCAAGAAGGACCCCAGCAACCTCTTCGTGATGTACCAGGCGGGCGTGAAGCCGGGCTGGGACCAGTACAAGCAGATGACACTGGCGCCGATGCTCCTCAAGGACTCCTCGGACCGCGTCATCCCCACCCCCGTGACGCGTTCCTACTCGGAGGGCCTCGACGTGGGCGGGTACTGGACGCAGATGCACGGCGCGCGTCGCGGCAGCGTCATGAAGGTGCAGGAAGTTCGGGAGCCGGGCGCGATGTCCAAGCTCCTCATGAACTCGATGATGAACATCAATGTCACGGCGTCGGACTGCGGCACGTCCAACGGCATCGCTTTGTCCGTGCACGACAAGGAGGTGCACGACCGCCACCTGGCCCAGGATTTCCGGCACAACAACCTCCACCTTCCGGCCGGCACGATGCTGAGCCCGGATGTGGTCGGTCGTATTCGGGCGGCCAAGCCGGACGCCCGTCTGCTGGTCCGCTCCCCTCTCAAGTGCGAGGACGAGAAGGGCGTGTGTCAGCACTGCGCAGGGCTGAACGCGACCGGCCAACACCACGAGATGGGCACCGCGGTGGGCGTTCACGCGGCGCACGCCGTCGGCGAACGTGCGATCCAGCTCACGCTCAAGGCGTTCCACACCGGCGGCGTTCAGGAGGCGGGCGGTGGTAAGCTCCTCAACTCCTTCGGGCGGTTCGAGCAGCTCATGAACATGCCCAAGAAGATCCCCTTCGCGGCGAGTCTCGCCATGGAGTCGGGGAAGATTACGGGCATCCACCACACCCCCACGGGCGTCGACATCGAGATCAACGGCAAGAAGCACCACGTCGGCAAGGATGCGGCGGGTACGGCGCTACACACCGCGCTGCCCGGCGCCTCCCCCTCGTCCCTGTTCCCTACGTGGACCCCCCCGAAGGTGGGCGACCACGTGGAGGCAGGGCATATCCTCTCCGACCCCAACCGCACGTATGTAAACCCCCACGACCTCTACAAGGCCACCAAGTCCATCGAGCGTGTCCAGCACCACCTCACCAACGAGGTCTACGATCTCTACAAGGATGAGGGGATTCGCCGGCGCGCAGTGGAGACGGTGGTGCGCGGCATGGGGAACTTGACCAAAGTCCAGGACCCCGGGGACCACGACGACGTGATGCGCGGGGAGTTCCGCACCCTCACCTCGGTCCACAAGATCAACAAGGGGCTGGTCGCCGCAGGCAAGAACCCCATCGAGCACACCCCGGTCCTCAAGGGACTGACGGTCCTCCCCTTGGCCGCGCAGGAAGACTGGATGGCCAAACTGCAGCATCGCAATCTGCGAGAGACCATCGTAGATGCAGCCGCTACCATGGGTCGCTCCCACATCCACGGTACCCACCCGGTGCCGGGCATGGCGTTCGGCGCGGAGTTCGGTCTGAACTCCGGGCACGCGCCCCGTCCCGGCATGGGCCACCTCAAGGACGTTCCGAAGCACAACTACTAATATGGCCAACAGATTCCGCACCTCCATGACGAGCACGGCTGGTCACGACCCCGCAAAGGTCGTGCAGGGCCGGATCGTCAACGTCAACCTCGTGAACTGGACGGTCGACGTAGTGTCCACGTTTGACCGGCACAGATACTTCGATGTGCAGGTGGGGTCTCTGTACGCGCACTACTCTCGAGGGGAAGGGGCCTATGCGTTCCCGGAGGTGGGCGCGGTCGTGATGGTGGTCCTGCCGAGCGACAGCTCCCCGCCGTACGTGCAGACTTTCTTGATGCCGATGGAGTCGGTCGACACCGTTTCCGAAGAGGCGCCCGCAGGTACCCGTTCCCACGGGGCGCCCGCGGCGTCTCCTCGTGACGCCAGCTTCGCGGGCGGCCGGGGGCGCGGGAAACCGGGGGACATTGTACTGCGCGGGCGGGACGGGAACTTCGTGGTGCTACACCGCGGTGGGGTGCTGCAGGTGGGTGCGTCGGAGCTCGCGCAGCGTATCTACATGCCGCTGTCCAACCTGATCACGGACATCGCGGAGAACTACGCGATGCACAGCGCGGGGGGTAGCGTGACGTGGGGGCTCCAGGACGGGCCGTCTCTGACAAAATACCCGGCCCAGTACCAGCACACGTTCCGGGTGTTCGCGAACGACAAGTTCGCAGACGTCCGCGTGTCGGTCGGGAAGGTGTACACCCCTCTTCCGGAACCTGAGGTCACCACGCTCCCCTACGCGAACGTCGCGCAGACGGAGGACTCCCCTATCATCTGCGAGATCGCCGTCGCCCCTGGCGGCTTTGCGGCGGAGAACGGGGACCCCTCCTCGTCGGCCGTGCCGAAGCAGAGCGTCTTCAAGTTCGTGTTCGACCGCAACGGCAACACCCTCCTGCGGTGTGCCCAGTTGTCCTTCCTCACCAAGAAGTACAAGGTGCGCTCCGCGACCAGCATCGAGTTCGAGGGGGAGACGTTCTCGGTGAAGGCGACTGGCGGGATGGACCTGGACGGCGGGTCGTACGCACACCTCAAGGGGGGCATTGTCCGCCTAGGTGCGGGGCAGAGTCCGGTCGCGCGCGTTCAGGATCTGGTGAGCGTCCCGGTGGCTGCGGTCCCGGTGGTGATCGTCTTCGCGAACCCCCCGGTGCCCGGGGCTAACGCGGGGGTGCTCACGATCGGGGCACCGGGAGCTCCCTTGCCCTTGTCCGGGTCCATCGTGACGGGCAACGACAAGGTGCTGGCTTGAGCGTCGTCGAGGTCGGTTCCCTATCGGTGGGGCAGCTCAACACGGGTGCCTCGGGAGCACTCGCGGTCGCGGCCCCTGCCCTTACCCAGTTCGAGGCGGTTCTCACGAGCCCCTCGGGCATGGGTTCCGTGCAGGCAGACCTGGCCGCTCAGCTCAGTGCGTCGCTGTCCGTGCAGGCACAGGTAACCGCGCAGGTGACCGACCCTGTGGCCGCCCTTCGCGCCTCGCTGAGCGCAGCAACCAACCTCGTTGCACAGCTCAGCGCGACATTGGCGCTGGGCGTCCCCCAGGCAAGCGCCTCCTTGTCCACGTCCTTGTCCGCCTCGCAAGCTTTCAGCTCCGCCCTCCAGGCAAAGCTGGGAGGTATCCAGGGCCTGCTGAGCGCCGCGATCGCTGCGAAGGTCCCCGCTGTGGACTTTTTCAACAACCTCTCCGCCAAGCTTTCCGCTGGCCCTGTAACGGTACTCAGCTTCGGAGAGGGGGGTGGGGACACCCTCGGCGGCGTAGGAAACCAGATAAACTCCCTGCTAAATGCGGGGGTCACGGGTGTTTCCCCGGGTGATACGGTGTACGGCGTTCTGCTGGTCACAAAATCCCCATCCGCGTGGGCTGCGTTGCAGGCCACCCTCCGCACCAGCTAATGGAGCTCTCTCATGACGTCGTTGCTTCGCACCCACAAGATCGAGTTTCAGAAGGTCGCCGCTGAGGTTTCTCTGCCCGAGGACCCCAACTCGTGGTCGATCGAGATCCTCCAGGAGCTCTACAAGCAGGTCCCGTACGTGGCGGACTTCAGCCCCCACGTCACCATGCAGCGGGTTGACGGGGAGCGCGGCTACGGCCTCGGCTCCATCGAAATCGCAAACCGCACGGAGCTCCCCCAGTCTGCGAGCAAGGACTCCATGGACGCATTGGGCATCAAGTCCGTTCGCATCCCCGTCATCATCAAGGACCGTAAGCTGCAGGCCCTCGACGTCATCGTGTGCCCGGACTCCACGACGTTGCCCCTGACGGAGTCCCGTCTCCGCCGGGCCCTGTTCCGCCCGCAGGCATTCGACGCGGCGTCGGTGGCCCCCGGAGACACCTCCATGATCGCCCAGCTCTACCCGCCGATGCGGCAGAACACGGGGTTCGGCGGCGGCAACACCGTCAGCGTAGAGTCGATGAAGACGGCGGGGAAAGGCTCTCTCCTGGCGAGCATCCTCCCCACGATCAACCAGAGTGACTTCGAGACCTTCACGGACAAGCTGGCGGAGGACTCCGTCTCTGGGACGTTCCGCCACAACCCCGCGGCGAGCGCCTCCCTCCACATCCTCTGCCGGTACGAGCCTCCGAATCTGCAGAAGCGCGCGGCGGCCGCCGAGATGGCAATGCGGGATACCGTGTGCCAGGTCGTTTCGAACCACAACGGCACCTACGTGGTGAAGCGCGCCAACGTACACGCGTGGAACCCCCGCACGGAAGTGATCGGCCGCGGTGACGCTATCCGCCAGTACGGCAACAAGGTCGTCTTGGCCGCGGACACGTCCGGGTCAGTGACGATGGCGAACGGGATGGCCGAAGAGGGCACCACCGAGGCGGACCGCCCGGAGGTCATCGCCCGGTACGGGTTCTACAAGGTGCGCGACGAGAAGGGTCGCGAGCTCCTGGGCGTGGTCTTCCCGAACCTGATCGATCTCGATGGGACGGCGATGCCGGTCGCCCTCTTCACGAACGGCAGCCAGGCGGCGGTGCAGGGGGAGATCGCCGGTATCGAGTCCGGCCAGCCGGGCACCCTGTTCGAGGGGCGTCCCGGGGGTTACGGGGTGTTCTTCCGCGTCCTCCCCAACGGGCGCGCGGAAGCCACGATTCCGATCGAGGTGAAAGGCACGCTTGAGGACGGCGCGGGTTTGGCGGTGCAGGGGATGACCTACGACGGGCGCCCGGCGCGTTTCGTCTTCGCCCCCCACCTCAAGAACGTCACCGGGTCGGACGAGACGACCCTCCTCCCGTCGGATATGAGCTGGATGCCCCTGTCCCGCGCGGACAAGGTGGTGCTGGCCGAGTCTCCCGAGGAGTACATGCACGGGCAAACGGAGAAGGCCGCGTCGGAGTGCGTGTACGTACGCGCCCTCGACCAGAACTCCTTCCGTCTGGACGGCGCCGCGGTGGAGAAGCTCGCCTCGGGGCAGCGGGACTTCCTCGACGTGGACGCCACGATGTTCCTCTTGTCCGCTCTCGGAGCGAACCAGAAGACGGCGGCCGAGGCGCTTGGAATGGCTGTGCTCCGTAGCGCTCCGATCCCGGTGAAGGTGGCCCACCAGTTGGTGCTCATCGACGAGGTTCGGGAGCAGGCGAAGACGGCGGCGATCGCCCGCCTCCAGGAGATGCGAGTGCCCCGCGCGGGTGACCTCGTGAAGGAAGCGGCAGCGATCCCGGACCCGACGGCGGTTGACACGGTGCTCTCCCTAGGGTTCATCAACCCCGAGAACGTGGCGACGTTCGTCTCGTTCCTTCCCCAGTTGGAAGCGGCCCAGGGCCAGATGTGCCAACTCCTGGTTGCAAGTCGCCTGGGTTTGAATGATGTTCCGTCGGGAGCGCTGGAGCGCGCCGTCCGATCCGTCGAGCTGGTTATCGACGGGCTGAAGGCGATGGCGTTCCAGTCCTAACTTCCCCATGATGGTCCTCACCAGCCCCGCCCACCGCTACCTTCGCGCACTGCTCGCCGACGCTAAGGCCACGGTCGGGGAGGTTCGGGAGCGGGCGCTGCGGGAAGGGATCGATCTCCCGGACGCCCCCGAGGAGGATGCGGAGGGGAAGATCAAGGATGACGAGGGGCAGGACTACCTGTCCCGCGTCTTCCGCAGCCTCCCGCCAAAGCCGCACGAGTACACGCCATGGGACGACACGCACGTACCGTCCCAGAGGTACTTGCTGCGCGCGAAGGTCTACGAGTACTTCCACCCCCCACCCGCGATGCGCGAGGCGAAGGCGATCTTCAGCCAGCCTCGGACGCGGGAGTTCGTGGAGGCGCTCCTTCTGACGCATGTCCCCCTCCCTCGGATTGTGGCAGCGATCCAGCGGTTTAACGGGCAGGGCCTCTCCGTAGAGGGACTGTCCCGCTTTCGCGCGTACTACTGGGACGTTGAGTCTCTCAGCCAGGCGGCCATCCGCTACCTCCTGAATCTGCGCTACCAACGTGTCGTTGCACGCGGTGTCGGGGACACGAGTGCGGAGCGCAAAGCTCACGCCGTCTCCGCCCGAAACGCGTACTACCAGGACCCTCGAAAGGTAGCGGCTGACCTACCGTGCTCCCCCGTCGCTGCGATGTTGGTGCAGATGCGCATGGGCCTCCCGCCAGCCAAGGTGGAGATGGCGGAGCGTATCGAGTCCGCTCGGAACCTCGCCGTGCTCCGTGCAGAGGAGGCTCTGTACGTAAACGGACCGGGGGACGCCAAGCGGGTGAGCGAGTACGCAACGGCCGCGAAGACCTTCTCCGAGATGCTCGAGAGCATCCAGAGCCCGTCGGCGCTCCTTGAGAAGGAGTTCGCCCGCTTCCAGCTCAAGGTGGACAGCAAGCCGCTACCCAGCATTCTGTCCCTCACTCGGGGGGCGCATACCCTTGACGTAGCCCCCGTAGTCGTGGAGGAAGACAAGGAATGACCAACATCGATCCCGAATTCGCGCATCTCACCCAGGGCCTATCTCAAGTCCCCGGGGCGGAGATCGGCATCCAAGAGCTGACGGAGGACGACCGGTTCACTACGTTCTCCGCCAAGTACCGGGCCGAGGACGACCGGTTCACCGTCCAGTTTTTCGTTAGCCCCGAGCTGGCGGGGAACCGGGCGTACTGGTCAACGGTATTCCCGGAGGCGTTGGAGAAGGCGGCCGAGAAGACGTTCCCCATGGAGCTCCGCGCGGAGAAGCACCTGCTTCAGGGGGAGTTCATTCCGGACTTCCAGCTGAACTCGTGGTGCCTGCGGGGCGAGGGGATGCTCGGGGACGATCTGCACGACCGGATTCACGTGCTGCTCTTGCCGCTCTTGGACTCGATGCTCGAGGAGCGGATCACCAAGTGACGCGTGGTCAGGGTCGCGGAGGCGCGCCATCCAGCCGCACGTAGGTACCCGCGCACGTAGGCGAGTAGGAAGGTTCGGGCGTCGGGCGAAAGGGCGTGTCGCAGAGGAATGCTGCACTCTCCCCCGTCAGGGTGGTAGTGCACGTCCTCGGGGAGGTGGTCTCCCGCCCGTCGGACGCTTTCCAAACAATCCTTCAGAACATCCTGACTATCCGGAGACGGCGGGTACATGTCCGTAGACCTCGAGGAGCCGCGCATCGACCCCCCGCTTGAGGGGGAAGAGGACGAAGTTGAGATTCCCGATCGGGAGGTGTGGTACCCCGAGCCCGAGCCCTTCGTGGACTACTACGAGGAAGAGGAGATTGCACGGAAGCGCCGGGACACCCGAACGCGCTCGAACATTCTCCCCTCGACGTTCGCGGAGTTCGCGTTCCGCATGCCGCGCGACGACGGGCAGGGGTACGCCCCGTTCACGTTCAAGGGCCGTAGGCACATGCTGCGCCCGTACGACTCCCCGTCCCGGCGCATCCTGTTGGTGTGCGCCCGTCAGGTCGAGAAGTCCACGCTTCTGGGCAATGCGGCGCTGACGTACTCCTGCCTCGTCCCGGGGCACCGTACTCTGTACGTCTCCCCCTCTGCGACGCAGACCAAGACGTTCTCAGCGGACCGTATCAAAGAGCCGCTGGACACCTCGGACATTCTGGGTGCGTTCACGACGCGCAACCTGAGCCAGAACATCCTCGAGAAGCAGTTCGTCAACCGCTCGAAGATCACGCTGCGGTACGCCTTTTTGAACGCGGACCGTACTCGAGGCATCCCCGCCTGGCGTCTCCTCCTGGACGAGATCCAGGACATTCTCTTCGACAACATCCCCATCATTGAGCAGTGCACGTCTCACGCCCCTGAGATGTGGAAGCGGTTCATCTACGCGGGTACCCCCAAGTCCCTCGACAACGGGATCGAGTACTACCGCAGCCAACACTCCACGCAGGGTGAGTGGGTTGTCCCTTGTGACGCGCACGGTGGGGAGACCGGTCGGTACTGGAACATCCTGGGGGAGAAAAACATCGGGAAGAAGGGGCTCATCTGCGAGTCCTGCGGCAAGCCGCTGAACCCCGTGCACCCGGACGCCCAGTGGGCGAACCAGGTGGAGAAGGCGGCGTTCGAGAGCTACCGCATCCCCCAGTTGATGGTCCCGTGGAAGGACTGGTCGGAAATCCTCCTCGACTACGCGCGTTACCCGCGCGACAAGTTCTACAACGAAGTCCTCGGGATCTCGTACGACAGCGGCACACGCCCGCTGACAAAGCTGCAGCTCATGTCCTCGTCCAACTCGTCGGTGCGTATGCACCCGAAGGAGTTGCGCAAGTACCGTGACCTGGCACACGGGCAGCCCGTGTTTGCGGGTATCGACTGGGGTACCGGCGAGAACAGCTTCACGGTGCTCTCCCTGGGCACCTACATAAACGGGAAGTTCCGGGTATTCTACATCCACCGGTTCGAGGGGGAGCTCACGGACCTGGAGCTCCAGATGGAGAAGATCACGGAGATCCTCGTCTACTTCTCGGTCGATCTCATCGGTACAGACTACGGGGGCGGCTTTGACCGCAACGATAAGCTTGTGCGCCGTTTCGGTCCCCAGCGCGTGCAGAAGTTCCAGTACATGGCTCGAGCTCGGAAAAAGGTCGAGTACGACGCGGGCCTGCAGCGGTGGAAGGTGTTTCGCACCGCCGTCATGAGCGACATGTTCAACGCGATCAAGCGCGCCCAGTTCGAGTTTCCCCGGTGGGAGGAGTTCGCCGAACCCTTCGCGCAGGACATGCTCAACATCTTCAGCGAATACAACAACTCGCTGCGCATGACCCAGTACACACACCACCCGGACCGGCCCGACGACACCTTCCACTCACTGGTCTACCTTTTCCTCGCGTCCATGATTCGGACCCCGCGTCCGGACATCATCGCGCCGCGGAAAGAGTTTCCGAACCAGGGAGGTGCGGTGCGCGGAGGGGGCTACGACGACTCCCTCTCGCAGGGTTAGGAGGAGGCCACGTTGAACATCATGCTCGCCAGGTGCTCGCTGAAGCTGCCGACTTCCCCGAACACGGAGTCAGCGGTCTTCGCGCTGTAGATGGTCCGGCAGTAGAAGTAGCTCACGTGCCGGAGCCGGTTCTTCGCCGACTCCAGGTACGCGTACGCGGCACGGTGGAAGTCCGGGTCCTCTGGGCGTTTGCTTGAGAGGATCCGCCCGAGCTCGATGTACCTACGCCAAGGTTCCGCATCCTTGCAGTACCTCCGGAGGAGATCGAAGTGCGCCTCATTGAGCCCAAAGAACACCCCCGACCAGTACCTCACCTCGGAGATGTCCTGGAGCACCAGGCTCTCGGAGGCTGCCTGCGCCTTGTCGTGCAGGGCCATAAGGGCCACTCGGTCGGTGGGTACGTCGGGGGAGTTCAGCCCGAGCAGGTCGTAGAGGGCGTCGACTTGCGCCTGCGCTGACTTGGCCACGGCCATCGCCTGGTGGCAGCGGATGGCCATCGAGGTTACGTCGAGGGTCTCCGGTCCAGCGAGGGAGCCTAAGATGTCCAGGTCACTCTGCGTCAGGTAGGTTCGTGCCCCCACCCGCGTGCCCACGACAATCCCCTGTCGGAGCCAACGTTGTACGGTGCGCAGGCCCTTGCCGAGCCGGAGAGCCGCCTGCTGAAGAGTGAAGAGGTCCGTTCCCAATTTGTCTCGAGACATGTATCCCGTAAAGTAGTCGATCTAGGAGTACGTATGACGGATTTGCACACCCAGGGGATGTTCCAGCAGGCGCACGCACGTCCCGTTTCTGGCGAAGAGCTCGCCACCTTCGGGAAGTACGCAGCCGCGGAGTGGGGGCAGGGGCGTGAAGCGACCCTATCTCAGGCCGTGGTCTCCGTCGTCAAGCACGCGCACCTCAGCCCGGAGCAGGTGCGCCGCGTGGTGGAGTTTGCGAACCACGAAGCGTTCTCGACGGAGTTCAAGAAGGAGGGGGCGGGTCACAAGATCGTGTCGTTCTCCGGCGGACCCGCGGACTTTGGGGTCGTTCTCGGGGAACTGAACAACGGCAGCGGGGGCACGGTCTTCGATGACGGCCACCACTACTCGATGCCCCCGCGGTCCAAGACCGCGGGTATCGTCGCCGACCAGATCCTCGCCGCCACGTTCAACCAGCCCGCCGCGCCCGACTACCCGGAGCACAATCCGGGGTACGCGAAGTACGAGGCGGTCACCAAGGTGGCCGCTGCGGAGGACTACCTCCGCTCGGAAGTCTGCGCTCTGGAGAGCGCGCTCGACGCGGCTGAGGATACATTCTTCCACCACGTCAAGCAGGCTGCCCTCAACGGGGAGTCCCTCGGCGTGATCGTCGAGGCGTGCCACGAGCAGCTTGGGGACGAGGGGCTCGTCAAGGCGGCGTTCGCGGCGATCGCTCCGCGACTCCTTCGCGATGGGGTGTTCTTCGGGGAGGCTGCCATGATGGAGTCTCTCAGCAAGACGGCGTCGGCCGGATACGAAGTCGATCCCCGGCATCCGCTACCTGGCGCGTACGTCGGTTACTGCGACACCCTCCAGAAGTTGGCGGAGGCCCGTGAGGCACGCAACGCCGTGCAGGTGCTGCTTGCGGACGTGCGTCAGGCCCCCGAAGCAGGGTTTCACTGGGACACGTACGTCAAGCAGGCGTCGTCGCGCGGCCTTGTCGGCCACGTGCAGGACTTGGCGCACGCGGCGTCCGTGCCCGCCGCTGCCGCAGCACGAGCGGGCGGTCGCCTCCTCGTAGGGGACAAGGGCGGGGAGTTGATGGGCAAGGGTGTCGGCGCCGTTGTCCGGAACGCCCCGTTGATCGCCGCCTTGGTCGGGGCGAACGAGGTACGCCGGCGGATGAAGTACTCTCCGACGGGGCAGGCAATCTCCGGGGCGGTCCTTCAGCACGTCCCGGGCACGGACGAGTACAACCAGCGCAACTACAACATCGCAACGGGGCAGTAATATGAGCAAAAATCCCGTGGACGCCTACCTGGAGACGGCAGGCGATACCAAGACGGCCGCCCCGAACCTTCGGGGGGCTCTGAGCTTCCTCAAGCCCCCCATGGGTCGGGCCCTCGGCGCGATGAAGGAGCCCATGATGGGCGCTGTCATCAACGCGGGTATGTCCGCGGCGCTGACTGGAGGCGCAGTTGCCGCTTCCCGCGTCATTGGCGCGATCCAAAAGGGCAAGCAGTTCCGCGCCATGATGGACTTCAATGAGGACCTGCACGAATACCATCAACGAGACCCGAAGCTGTTCAACCAGCAGTACACAAGCCTCCGCGCCATGAACCCGGAGTTTGCGGCCGACCCGTTGATCGCGGGTACGTACATGCGGCGCATGTCGACGGAGAGCGCGAACGCAGGGGGTATCCTCACAGACGCCCTCAACTTCCGAGACAAGGAGCAGCGCCCGGTCATGGACGCTTTCCAGAAGGGGTTGCTCGTAAAGCGTCCAGACGTGCGCCGTGAAGACAAGCCGGCCGCGCCCCCCGCAGCAATGCCTGCTTACGCACGCGGCTTTCCGGGGCAGGGGCGCCCGTGATGGAGAAGGAGGCGCTCTTCAGCGGGGACGGGGAGTACGGGCAGACGGTGTTTCCGCTGCATGGCCGGGGATCTGCTGCCTTCGAAAAGACCGCCTCCCTCATTCTTCCCGACGTCGCCCGGTACATTGAGAACCTGCGCCCGCAGGCAGGGTCTCAGTACGTACTCGTCAACGCCCTGGGCGCCGGCGAGTACTACGGATCCAACGTCAACGGGGATTACTTCCCCGAGGCGGGGTTGATTCACGCCCCTGCTTCCTGGCGCGGTGTCCCCGCATACGACGAGATCACCTCCAAAGACTGGCCGTACGGGTACCCGACGTTCTACCGGGCGCACCCGTTCATGCACCACAAGAACAAGGACCCGGGGCGCGCCTTCGGGGTCGTGTCTTTGGCGGTGTGGAACGCGGCGATGCACCGTGTGGAGCTCGTCGTACGCGTCGACAAGGACAAGTGCGACGCGTACGGGGGCACTGCTGTGTGGGACAAGCTCCTGCAGGGGCAGTTCCCCGACGTCTCCATGGGGTGCAAGGTCCCCTACGACACGTGTTCCATCTGTCTGGACTGGGGCATGTACCGGGATGCGCAGGCCACGTTCGACCCGAAGAAGCACAAGTACGTCGGGGAGGCTGTGCTCAGCTACCACCGGAAGCGGATCGCGGACACAGGTCGCGGCATTCGCGGACTGTCCATCACGCGGAAGGACTACTGCGAGCACGGGCTCCGGGAGATGAACCGCATCCGCCCCGACGGGCGGAAGGTCTTCGTCTACAACGACTACCCCAACTTCTTCGACATCTCCTTCGTCTTCATCGGGGCCGACCGTACGGCCAAGGTGATGTTCAAGGTCGCCGATCCCACCTCGGTGTACTCGGCACCGGGGGCGGAGAAGACCGCAGCCTTCAAGTCCGCAAAGGACAAGGACGCGGAGATCATCAAGGACATCACCAGCGACTTGGCCGCGAAGATTGCACCGGGCATCGCGGCGTCCGATCCGCCCATTCCGTCTCCGGTGCTCAACCGGATGGCACGGTTCCCCTTACCGGAAGTACTCTCCACGACTTCCGGACTCGGCATCATCCTGCGCCCGGCTGAGTTCCAGCGCATCATCCTCATCCAGATGCAGCAACCAGGGCTGGCGGATGCGTTCGAAGCGGCGGGGACCGTATTTCCGAGATCGTCGGGAGTCACCCCGATGGGGATGTCTCCGGACTCGTTTCTCCCCGCTCTACTCCCCCTTCTCCTCCCCTACTTCTTCCAGCGGTCCGCGCTGGCCCCCGCTATTCACGCCCGCGCCCTTGCCCCCTCTTCGCCGAAGACCTCGGAAAAGAGTGCGGGTGCTTCCCCATCTTCGGACCTGCTCGCTAAGATTGGTGCCGCCTACACCGGATACCGACTAGGGGTTTTGGGGGCTATGGCAGGCGCGCCTGATTTGATGGCAAAGACGGCACATGCGGGACTACTCCGTCTTGCCGAAGCACCTCTCGACCAGGTATTCAGTCCACTGTCTGTAGCGTACGCACGCGACGCATTCTGGAGTGACTGCCGCTAGGCAAGTACTTCCCACAACCGGCCCCTAGAAACATACGGAGACTCAGAGCACCATGAGCATGAACGAACACCTCGCCGCCATGTACGGTACCGCCGCCCCCACCTTCGCCCCGGAAGACCTCACCAAGGTCGCCACCGAGGAACTCTTCCTCAAGGCCGCCGCCATGAACGGGATTGACCTCGCGTCGATGTCCGACGAGGCCGTCGCCGACCTCTACGCTGACTTCGAAGCGAAGCTCGCCGAAGACGGCTCGGACGAGGACAAGGACGAGAAGGCGAAGAAGGAAAAGGCCGAGAAGGAGCACGAGGAGAAGAAGGCCGCCCAGGAGAAGTTCGCGGAAGCTGACTTCGCGGGTCGCCAGATGGCTCACGCCTATGTGGACGAGCTCAAGAAGATCGCTGGCGCTGGTGACAAGGCCCGGCAGGCGGGTCAATACGTCAGCGGCAAGGCTCGTGGTTTCGTCGACCATGCAGGGGGCCGCGCTCGGCAGGCGGTGACGGGTCTCAAGGATCGCGCCCAGCTGGCGGCGGATCACGCGGACTACGCGATCCAGGGAGCCACGAAGGGTCGTGTGGGTCTCCGTGGCGCTGCAGCAATCGGTGCTGCGGGTGCTGCGGGCGCCGCGGGTGCGGCGGGGTATGCGGCGCACCGCTACTCGAAGAAAGACAAGGAGAAGGAGGCGAGCGCGATCGATCAGCTCGCCTTCGACCTGGCCCTTTCGAAGGTGGCCTCGGCTGGCTACGACGCGGAGGAAGCGGGCGTTCGCATCAACGCTGCGTTCACCCTCGGCATGTTCGCGGACGACACCAAGGTCGCCGCGGCCGCCAACGCGGACCAGGCGATCGACATCCGCAGCCTCGAGATGCTCGAAGCCGCGGGTTACCCGGTGACCTGGAACCTCTGATTGGGGAGGCCGTCGATGCTGTTCCGCAAGATGTCCGCTGAGGACAGCCCTCCGCCAGTATCGACGGTCGCTCCTGTTCCTCAGGTCGAGATCGGCTCGTCCTACGCCCCCGGCAAACGGGGGCCCGTAGGGACGGCCCCCCGTACGAACTACTCCCGGGCAAATACGGGGGCGCCGCCTCTTCCGGATGCCGGAGCAGCCGCGCAGAAGTCGATTGACCCCATGAGCGCGGTGGGCCTCCCCAAAGTGGCGCATCTGAAAGGAATGAAAATGAACCGACCGAATATCGCGGACATCGTGAAAATGGCCATGGCCCAGGGTGTCCGCAGCGCGGACATCACGGCTGAGGCCCTGCGACAGACGGAGGGCACCACCAAGCAGGCTGCCCCCGAAGCGATCGACTTCGAAGAGATGGACAAGCTGGCGGAAGCGCTGGACTTCATCGCTGACGATCTCCTCAAGGAGAGTGCGGATGTCGGCCACGGTGCCGGCGCTCTTGCGGTCAACGACAAGCAGGTCTCCGGCAACCTCTCCTTGGACGACAGCGGGCAGGCGACCAAGGTCGTGCCGATGTCGGAGCCGCTGGACAAGGGCAACCGCGTCCCGACCAACATGGCGAACCCGGCCGGCATGAAGGGCCGCCAGGAGATCGCCAGCAAGCTCGCCGCCTCCGTCAAGAAGGAAGAGAAGCTTGAGGAGGAGGAAGGCAAGGGTATGGCCCTCGCCGAGAAGGGCATCGCCCAGGCTGCCTCTGCACACGCGCAGGAGAAAAAGGCTACCGTCGCCCGTCTTCGCCAAAAGCTCGCCGAGGATGCGATCAACCCCGCACAAATCTCCGGCGGGAAGGCTGTCCCTCCGGACACGAGTGCCTCCGGGCAGCCGGGGGGCCAGCCCGCCGGCGGCGCTCCGCAGGGGGCTACCCACCTGATCGGCTCCAACGAGTCGGCGCAGAACTTCACCCGGCGTGACGCCTACGCGGGCCGGAAGACGGAGATGAACTCGTACCTCAACGAGCCCATGATGTCCTCGGCGCACGACAAGGTGCTCAAGAACGTGCTCAGCAATGGCACGGAAACGAGCAAATTCGCATCTCCCAGTGTTCGGACTCTCGCGGGTCAGGCTCTCCTCCAGAAGTTGGCCGAAAAGGCCGATGAAGAGTCGGCGAAGGCTGAACAGGAGAAGAAGAACAAAAAAGAGAAAGATGACTGCGCCACCAATGGGATGATGTGAGGGGTACCATGCGAAAAGTCAGCAACGAAAAATCCGCAAGCGTTCTCAAGAACGCCTCTGTGGCTATCCGGGCTCTCTCTGCGACGTGCTCCGACCTTCAGAAGAAGCTCGCCCACTACGAGCTTCAGGACCAATCGCGTAAAGTCGCCGCGCAGATGCTTGCGAAGGGCCTCAGTGATGAGAGCCTCGACAAGCTGGCGGGGCAGCTCGCCCAGGAGCCCGGTCAGCTCGCCAATCTCGAACAGGCCGTCGCGCTTGTTGGGCCCAATATGGGCAAGGTGGCGCACGTGCTTCAAGACGGCCGCCCCTCTGGAGGCGCTGTGGTCAGCGACCTCGAACTGTACCTCTTGGGGCAACTCCCCGACATTCGCTGAAAAAGGAGCACGGATATGGCTACGACCATTGCGAAAGTGAACTTTGAGCCGACTACGGACGTCCTCGCGGCGGTGCACCGCCGTGACTTTGTGCTTGCTGATCGAACCCTCGTGGATCCGACGAATGCGCTCTGCCTCGTCGACGGCGAGTGGATGGCGATCGGCGTTGGGTACAAGATGTCCCGCGCCTCCGCCGTCGGTACCCCCGGTGCACGCGCGTCGGTCCGCTCCTTCCCGCTCTGGATGGAGCGCGGTCGATACGACGTCCAGGCGATCGCTCAGACCAAGGCCCCGGTGATCTGGCTCGGCCACTACGAGGCGGACACCCGCGTCTACGACGCCTCGGTCACCCTCGGCTCCGGTGCGGCCATCACCTCGGTCATGCAGCCGCTCAAGGTCGCGACCATCACGGTCAACGGCCGCAACTACTCGGGTCTCGTCGGCCACGGTGGCTCGGCGGATACGGATCCGGTCGTGGGTTACGTAACCCGCCTCCCCGCCGAGAACGGTGGGAAACTCCGGTTCCAGGCCGGTTACCGCTCCTGATGGTCTGCACCGCAGCCCCCTAACCGACTACTCGGAGAACACACATGAGTGCAGCGATTCAGATGAATGAGATGCTTTCGACGAAGTTGGCGACTTCCGAAGGCAAAGCGACCATCAGCCAGCTCACGGGCAACTACATCCGCGATCGCCTTCGCGAAGTCTCCTTTGCGCGGCAGATCATGCCGCCGGAGACGGTCACCCGCGTGGACTGCCAACGCAGCGTCAACCACGACACCCTCGTGAAGCTCGTCGAGCTCGAGCCGCAGAGCCGCGCGATGGCGATCAGCTTCCGTGGGGAGCCGACGGTCCGCTTCATCCGCGGGCAGCGTGTCGAGGTTCCGTTCTTCACCATCTCCTCGGAGAAGTTCCAGAAGACGGAGCAGGAACTTCTCGCCTACGAGATGCCCCTCACGAAGATCGTCGAGGAGAACTCGGTCAAGGACATCCAGGAGATCGAGGACCTCCAGTTCACGACCCACATCGAATCGGCCGTTCAAGCGCTCCAAACCGAGTACAACGGCGGGACCTCCAAGGCGCTCAACGCGTCGAACATCGCCGCGGGCAACGTGGTCGAGTTCTCGATCCGCAAGGGCGAGCTCGCCCTTGCGG